CCGACCTGAGCAGTGCCGTCCTGAGTACTGCCATCCTGCGCGGTGCCAACATGTGCGGTGCCAACATGTGCGGTGCCAACATGATCGGTGCCGTCCTGAGCGATGCCAACATGCGCGATGCCGACATGTGCGGTGCCGACATGCGCGGTGCCGTTTTGAGCGGTGCTAACATGCGCGATGCCGACCTGAGCACTGCCGACCTGAGAGGTGCCAACATGATCGGTGCCGACCTGAGCGGTTCCGACCTGAGCGGTGCCAACATGATCCGTGCCGACTTGAGCACTGCCGACCTGAGCGATGCCGTCCTGAGCACTGCCGACCTGAGCGGTGCCAACATGAGCCGTGCCGACATGCGCGATGCCGACCTGAGCCGTGCCGTCCTGATCGGTGCCGTCCTGATCCGTGCCGACATGCGCGGTGCCGTCCTGAGCGATGCCGACCTGAGCGGTGCCGACATGCGCGGTGCCGTCCTGAGCGGTGCCAACATGATCGGTTCCGACCTGAGCGGTGCCGTCCTGAGCGGTGCCAACCTGAGCGGTGCCGACATGCGCGGTGCCGTCCTGAGCGGTTCCGTCCTGAGCGGTGCCGACCTGAGCGGTGCCGACATGTGCGGTGCCGTCCTGAGCGGTGCCGTCCTGAGCGGTGCCAACATGAGCCGTGCCGACCTGAGCGGTGCCGACCTGAGCGGTGGTATTAAAATAAACGGCTCAGTAATAGAGCTGGGGCCGATTGGCTCCCGCAATGACACTGTGCTTTTCTACCAAACAGATTGTGGCGTTTACGTTCAAGCTGGTTGTTTTTTAGGGGGACTCTCCGAGTTTTTTGACGCCGTTGAAAAAACGCATGGCGAAAATTCGCATGGATTCGCCTATCGGGCGGTGATTACAATGATCGAGACAGTTTGGGCTGATTTTATTGCTAAAAAATTTAATGAGGTGGCGGCATGAACGCAATCATAAAGACCGATCAACCAGACATGGAGCCTTTCTATGAGGCCATGTCGATTGCTTACGAGAAAGAGGCAGAAGCGCAATTCCTCTATGCCGATGCCAAAAATCTGCATCCAACCGATGCGATTCGGGATGGATGGATCGACCATATTGCCAACGCCGTCCAATTGTTAGAGAAGGCGGCAAAAGTCCTCGAACGCGACGAGGTAACGCTATGAACCCAACATCAATATTCGCCGAAACAGGCGATTTCGTCACCAAAATGGCGAACAAACTAAACGGACAGGATGAAGTTCAGGCGCTTGGCGCTGCTCTAGTCCAGTTCGGGATTGACGCGCTCATTCAAACGATGGGCCGTCATGATCTGGCCCAGACTCTCCGCGAGATGCTGCCTGAGATTTGTTCGACGAACGACAACGGGGAGTCGGTGACGTTGATCCCGCATATGGGAGCGGTGTCATGAGCTATGTCGAGGCGATTTTGACAGCGGCGATGGTTATCGCTTGTTGCATTAATTGGTAGGGGGCGTTTATGGGACCATATGAGATAGCCCGGCAATATGCTTGGGGTGTGGCCGGAGAGTGGATAATCCGCCGCGTTGAGGGCCGGTTTGACGTTCCGGGAATCGACGTGTCCGCCCCGAATCACACGTCTGCAATGATTGTGATGCTTACGCTAAATACCACCCCGGCGGAAAAGCTTTGGGACTCCGCAAAGATTGCAGTCAGAGAAACCCCAGACTATGCGCCGGAAACGGAGGCAGCAGAATGAGTACCATAGTCGGGATGGGCCATAACCATCCGCCCGAACCTACGGCCTATGAAGTGGTTAAAGGCCACATCGAAGATTTGTATAACACAGCCAAAGACTTTCTTGATGGCGCTCCCGTCGATAATGCTGGCTTGGCCGGTGCTGTCGAGCTTCTGGAGGTGCAGTTGAAAGCGTCCATTAAGCGGGCCGACGAAGCCCGCAAGGCCGAATCCAAAAAGCCGAATGATGAAATTGCAGAAATACAATCTAGGTACAACCCATTGATTGGCAATAACAAGTTTGGCAAGAGCATTGCCATTCTTGGCGTGGAAGCCTGCCAGAAAGCATTGTTGCCGTGGCGCAAAAAGGAACTAGCTGACAAGGAAGCGGCTGCCAAGCTGGCACGTGCAGAGGCGGAGGCCAAGGCCGAAGCCCTCCGTGCTGAACAAGAAAAGGCCATCGCATCTCAGGTCGATACCGTTGACTTGGCTGAACAAGAACGCCTGTCCAAGCTGGCAGATGATGCACAGAAGGCAAGCCGAATTGCCCGGAGTGCTGAGAAATCCGCCACCACCAAGACCGGCATCAGGACCACATTCAAGGCGGTTATGGTTGAGGGCGGCATGGATGCAGCTCTAACGCATGTTCTCATTAACGATGGCGATACGGTGCGCGGATGGTTGCAGGGTTGGGCTGACCTGGCCGTTCGCGACTCCGGACCTGGTGCAGCGTCAATGAATATCCCCGGATTTGAAATCAAATCCATACAGGAATCGAGGTGATCCAAATGTCCGAATATACAACGCCAGAAGATACGACCTCAGCATTAGGCAATATCCACCAGCGTATAGCAATGGCTATGAAGTTGGTGCATTATATCCAAAAAGAAAAAAGGCAAGGGATGCAATACACCATTGTTTCCCATGATTCAGTTACATCCAAAGTTAGGCCTGAACTATTAAAGTGTGGTATCCATTATTATCCATCTGAAATGACCTTTGTTCAAAATGGAAATAGAACAGAAGTCTTATTGAAAGTCCGGTTTGTTAATATTGATAGGCCGTCTGATTTTTTTGAAGTTCCAAGTTTTGGGTTTGGTTGCGACTCTCAAGACAAAGGCCCCGGAAAGGCGATTAGCTATGCTGTCAAATATGCCCTGCTCAAGGCAATGGGGCTTGAAACTGGTGATGACTCCGATCTGGACCACCATATAGACTATGACCCAAAAGACCCCGCTAAAACTATACCGCTGCCCCCAACTCCAAAGACAGGGCCAACGCCAAAGCCAGACCCGACTCCAAGGCCAGACCGTATTTTGTCATGCGAGCAGGTGATGCAGGGAATCAACCTGATCGAGTGCGAGACACCAACAAAGAGCGTCGAGGCGCTATGCGAGTATTGGAAAAATAGCCAGCCCAGCATAAAGGCAATGGCCGAAGGCGAGCAGACAGCAGCAAAGCGCCTGATAAGAACCCGTATCGATTATTTTGAGGGAATAATTCAGCAGGCGGCAGAATGATGACACTCCCTGCCCGCAAAAAACGCGCCCACCAAGAACTTCACCAGATAGGTGAACCCGAGTTTCAGTCCAAATACCAGAGAGACTTGCCCAGACTTTCCGCTAATTTCTGGAAATCGTCTCAGCATCGCCAAAAATGGGAATCATCGCATGAGTGAAATTATCCTCTATGGCGAAACCCAGAGAGATCACGCACTAAAGCTCATCTCCGAGCTTGATTTGTCGAAGCCCTGGCGGATCGTCGTCAAGATGTTTGTCAAAAGCAGAAGCAACCCTCAGCTTGCGCTTTATTTTAAGTGGATGGGGATTATTTCCAAGGAAACCGGCAACGATCAAGATGATTTGCATGAGTTTTTCAAGCAAAAGTTTCTTGATCCTGAAATCAAGGAAGTGATGGGTGAGCAAATAGCAATATTTTCTACCCACGGCACAGCTAAACGCATGACTGAATATATGGAAAAGGTGTTTGCCTTCACCACATCAACGCTTGGTATTTTTCTGCCACTCCCTCAAGATCAAGGATTACAAACATGCTCCAAGTTATCATTGCAGGACGCCTCACCAAAGATGCTGACCTACGAACCACGCAAAGCGGTGACGCCATCCTGACATTTAGCGTCGCTGTTGATGTTGGGTTTGGCGATAAGAAGCACGCAGTTTTCACGGATTGTTCTATTTTCGGAAAGCGAGGCGAAACCCTCAAGCAGTATCTAACAAAGGGATGCTCAGTGACTGTTGCTGGTGCTGGAGACCTCAGATCATGGGAATCAAATGGCAAGAGCGGCACTAGCCTGACATGCCGAGTGGCAGAAGTGACTTTGCAGGGCGGCAAGCGCGACGCGGGGCAACCTGACGCAGCCAGCAAAGGCGGATCATCTGAACGCGATTGGCAAGCTCCAATCAGTATTGACGACGAAATACCCTTTTAATTTGCAATAACCCAATTCGGGAGGCCCCACTCCCTATTCTCGGTGGTGCGAGGTCAAAGCTCACAATGACCGCTGGATCCGGTCCAAAATGTCTTTTTTGGTCCAAGCAGGGGTCAACGTATGGGCCTTAAATAGCAGTGCGAATTGTGAGAATAGCCGTTTTTTGAAGGATGAATTAGAAAAATGACACGTCAAATGTTCAAAATTAGATGCTCTGAACCCGCTTTAGACCTCGCCTACGGATTTATGACGGACCTGCGCTATGGCAATCGTCTGGGTATCGACCCCGGAAATTATAGCACACAGGATTTTGGCTCGATCACGCTCAGGGCTTGGCGTAGAGCCGATGGAGGAATACGGATTTTAGAGATCGAGAGGGGATTAGCGTGAAACTTCTACTTCTCGACTTATTTAGCGGTATCGGTGGGTTCTCTCTCGGCCTCGAACGCACTGGCGGGTTTAAGACCGTCGCGTTTTGCGAGATTGAGCCGTACCCGCGCCAAGTATTGGCAAAGCACTGGGAAGGAGTACCGATTTATGAAGATGTGCGAACACTCTCAGCAGCTAGACTTGCCGCTGACGGAATCGAAGTCAATGCGATTTGTGGAGGATTCCCCTGCCAAGACATCAGCCTCGCCGGTAAAGGCGCAGGATTGGCAGGGGAACGGTCAGGACTATGGCGCGAGTACGCCCGTCTTATTGGCGAGATTAGACCGACATACGCGATTATGGAAAACGTCGCAGCGTTGCTTGTTAGAGGAATGGGAGAAGTTCTCTCAGACATTTCCTCGTTCGGGTATGACGCAGAATGGCATTGCATACCAGCTTCAGCCATTGGTGCGCCTCACAGACGCGACAGAATATGGCTCATTGCCTACCCCATGCGCAAGGGATTGGAAAGACACGGGGGGGGCAAGCACATTCCTCCGAAAGTCACCGAGTCTTGGAGCAATAGTTATGATGTTTCCGACGCCAACAGTGAGCGGGAACTACAACCGAGTCGGTTGTTCCGCACACTCAGGCGACGGATTGGCAACAGTTGTGAAGAAACTAGAGGGTGGTGGAGTTTTGAACCAGACGTGGGTCGAGTGGCTGATGGGGTTCCCCGCAGGGTGGACCGACTTAAAGGACTAGGAAACGCAGTCGTGCCGCAAATCCCAGAGATGATCGGAAACGCAATATTGGAATATGAGGGATTCACATGACACACCACATCCCCACCATTGCCGACTGCAAGAGCCAGCACTATCGGCCCCGCTATTGGATGAGCAACATGGCAAGGCCCATGACACTAGACGACATCGAAGCAAGCCGCTGGTGCAGAGCGTTCCACGGCAAAGAACAGCGGGCAAAGTTGCAGGGCAATGCCTGCGATGGATGCCTGCGAATACCGGAGGAACAGAGATGACCGATAAGTTAGATTTAACAAAACCCGTACGCGTGGAGTGGGAATAATGACTGACAAAATTTACCAGCTACTCGTCGTGCAGCAAAACACGATTATAGAGCTGAAACGGCAGTTAGCTGAGAGCATTACGGGTTTGGCGATGGCTTGCGCAAATGATGTCTTAAGCGAGGGGATTATTCGGCGGTTAGAACGGGAGTTGCTTGCCTGTAGAACCGCTACGGCAGGCACTGATGCACAGCCCGCCAAGCTCCCAGAATCAAACGGTGATGGCGGCGTATACTTGGCTTTGGAAGATACCGGAATGGGTCCTGAGGCATTCGCAAAGGACCACCGAAAGGGTGCGGTGATAACCAAAATGGCTCTTGCATACTGGAGGTGGTGTCACCTTCGCGTTATTAAGGTGTCCCGCGAGGAGTTTAATACCTTGTGGCCGGATGCGCCTATGCCCGTGTTGCTAAGGGGAGGAGCCAAGCCATGACAACACTAGCCATAAGTACATGCCAAAAATGTGGCTACGTCACCGAGACTAGATCGAGCAACATCGAAGCAATGATAGAGAAGCGCGTACTCAAGCAGGCGCTCAGCTGGGGAGACGACGCGCTGTATTGCGGGCCTTTTATTATCGGGTTTGTAGACATTGATGTTTACTTCAATCAGTTTAGCGGCGGCTTGCTTTGCGACATTTACGAAGGGGGTTGTTCTCGCCAGTTTGAGACGGAGGAGAAAGCCCGCGAAGCTGTCACGGCAGCAGCCTTGAAAATGATAGATGATGGACTGACGTGGATATGCTTACCATCATGACTACCGTGACGGGCGGATGACGTAGTGGACTTGATCCGCAAAGCCTGCAACGGCAGCCCGGCGAGGACCGCCAGAGCAAGCCGCCTCATTTGCTAACCGGAAGGATTACCATAGTGGTCAGGCTGACTGGAGTGGAAACGGGAACCGACACCAGATTGACTGTTGTTGGGATAGGGACGGAGCCTGGCAGCTTGTTTGAGCAGGCTTCCACCACGGATTCATGAACATGGGCTTCAACGGAATTGGTCAGCCCGATAGCCGCCACTGTGGCAGGATCAACGATGGTGGCGATAACCGAGACTGTTTTGAGCGCGGCATAGGCTATAGGATCGGCGGCGCAAGCCACAGTAGCGATCTGCTGTTGCGCCTGAGTGGAGCAGCCCGCGAGGGCCATCAGGCCGAGGAAAATATATTTATGCATTGGTTGTTCCTTTATCTTTGGCATGGAGGACATTGACTGCGAGCAAATCGACGATGTGATAGAGCTTGCCGAGATTCGTATCGGGAGCTGGCGTTGGCACGATTGCCGAGACAACAGAGGCGACCACGACTATGTGGGCTGGGTCTGAAAGCCATGTGATGATCTGATCCATTTTAAACTCCTATTCTGGTTAAATCGAAACAACCGGCGCAAAACCGTTACAAATCAACAAAAGCTGTCCCGGCGTGATAATCCGCCAAGGCCGCTCAAGCTGATGCCCGATAAACGAGTGTGACGGCTGAGTAAGCATCCCGGCAGCAAAGCCCGAACAGATCAGCCGCCCCGGATGGGACCAGTTGTCGCCCAGAGCGATGCCCTCAATGGCCTTGGTATCGTAAGGCGTGCCAATCATCGATTGCGCCCAATCGTAAGCCTCCCGCTCACAAACATCAGAGGTTGGCAGCGCCACCCGCTTGATATTGTAACCGCCACAAGACGCCAGATAGTTGGCGGGCCTGACCTGAACCCCGGCAGGCTTCCCGCCCATGCCACCCTCATGTTGCGCCCCAAGCAATGACCCATCCGCAAGCACAATATCCACATGGCCGACATCGCTCTCCGTCCCCCAAGCAATAATCCGGGCCACCGCACTGTCAAACGCACAAAATTGTAAGGTGATCTGTCCCATTTTAACCCCCTCAAGCAAAATAGAGCTGGTTGCCGATATCCGCCGTGGGTGCCCTGCCCCGCGCCCAATAAGGGGCCTTGATTGTCTTGGCATAATATTGAGTAGCCCCCCCTGTCGGGTCGGCGATGATTCCGCTCAACACCCTTGCCGCCACCCTGAGCGCCAGCCCAAACACTGGATCGGATTCCGTCACCGCCAGCAGCTTGCTATGGTTGGGATCGCCCTCATTCCAACAATCAAATTGCAGACGGCATTTGCAGACGCTGTATATATCGTGGCCCCACCAGCCCGGATGATTGACCCGGTTGCGGATGACCCAAGCCACGGCGGTCATACCCGCCTCGCCGCCGCCCCGATCCTCGCCCCAGATGGTACGGGCCAACAGGTCGATATCCGAGGATGTCGCGGTCATGGCTTGTCCACCATCGGGCAACCAATCTGGCGGCGCAAAGAATCCATCTCCCCATCAACCCGCTTGATAACCTCGCGGTGCAAATCCTTGTGAATATAGTTCTCGCGGATGTCCTTGGAGATGCCGTCCACCCGCTCATGGGTCCTGACCATGCGGGATTCGCTCTCCAGCTTGGTCTCCCTGAACTCGCTCTTGATTGATTGGTGCAAGGTCCATAGGCCACCTACGACCACTGACCCCACGCTCAAGACAATGGCGATGATATGCGACCAATCCATTTCCATCACGCCACCGGCTTGTTAGGAGCCACCGGCAACAGCGCCAGCAACCCGGCGATACTCGTAGGCTGACTGGCAACCGGCTCACCTTGGATCGCCCCAACAGCTGCCCACACAGCATCCCGCCAGCCCGTCAGGGCAGCAGCTTCGGCCTTGAACTGAGCCACGGTCGAGTTGGTGTAGGTGGCGGCGGAGGTGATGTCCGTATAACCCCAAGCCCGCGCCAGAGTATCGAGCATGGTGGCGACAGCATTGGCAGCCTCCGCCACAAGTTGCGCCTCAACCTGAGCCTGCACCGCCGCCGCATAGCCCGCAAATACTGCCGAAAGCTGGGCTGATGTCGGATATTCAGCCCCCATATCGACCGCACCGGTCGGGACTGGCGAGGGAGCCGGGTCAACCCAAGCAACCGTGATCCCGTTATTTGATGCAACATAAGTCATGGTTTTTCCTCACCAGCTAAAGTCAGAGACGTAAATGTTGTTGGTGCTGCCGCCGCCATTCGTGAGCACAAAGACGGTCTGGGCTGTAATCAGCGGGATGTCGCCAACGCTCAGAGCCGATCCAAGTGACGGCATCCCGCCGATTGTCGGGTTTAAAGATGCGCTCCCACCAGCAGACGTATATTTTCCACCCGTCCCTGTCGCATCGCCAGCAGCACCAAACACAGGGCCACTGGCCCCCGTTGATGTTGAACCAAGTTCCAGCGATGCAGTCCTAGCCGCAGCAGGAACAGCACCAGAAATACTTTGACTGGTCAGTGTCGTGATTGCCGCGTGGGCTGTGAAAATGACAGGATACGTCTGATAGCTAAACTTCCGGCCCAACGGATCGGCGATAAGACCTGGCACAAACTGACTTGATCCATTGGTCGGCCAGATACCAATCAAGGCCGAATAGGTGTAGCCCGATGGAATGCTGGCCCCGCCATAGATCGACGGAGACCCGTTGGTAGCCGCATTTTGAGCCAGAATGGAGGTGGTCAGGGTAGTCGGGTTATAGATGGCATAGAGATTGACAAACCCCGACACCGGAGCCGCCCCCGTATCCATCGCGCCAGCACCGGTGGTGGCCAGATTGACCGCCTGCGAATAACTGGCAAGCCGCTTATAGGCCCCGCCTAAAACCGTCTCGACGACGATCTCATCGGCGGTAAAGGTGCCGGTCGCCGACGCCGCCGTGACCGACATTTTGGCATTGCGGGTAGCACCAAGAACGGCTGCCTGTGGAGCCGACACCAACGCCAAGCCGCTATAAAGCTGGTATTTAACGCAACGCCAGTTGCCAGAACCCAAAGATATAAATGTTGCCGTGTCTCCAGCCGCCGTGGTGATTGGAAGTGCGGTGGGGAGTATGATGGTTGTTGCGTTATGAGTTAGCGTCAAAACTCCAGCAAAGACAACCTCGCGCCGAGTTCCAGCCTGAACCGTATCAAAGGCCGTAATTGTCGTTGTTCCGGTGATGTTGATAAAATTACCCAAGGCAGCGCCAATCGGGCAAGGATTCCCCGCCTGCACGGTATAGCTTCCAACTACAGTCGCAGTTGCTGCCGGGGCTACCGACACATTGAACGTCACTGTGGTGGTGTTCGGAATGGTCAAAATGGTCCATGTGCCGTTATAGTTGGCGGATGTCGCCCCAATGATGATGATAACATTGCCCACGCCAAGGCCGTGAGCAATGGCCGTGATCATGGTCACGTTGACGCTGGTGGCGTTTGGCACAGATAGGCTTGATATAGTCTGTGCTGCCACCGGGCCGGATGGAACAGTTATGTAAGCCTCATTTATTGCTGCCGTCAGGTTGAGTGTTGAGGCTCCAGACCTAATTCTGGATAGCTGAAAATAGGTTCCGTCAAACGTAATTTCATAAAATTTTCCTGATGCAATGGCAGCAGGCGACACAAGCCCGCCATCGTCTTGGATCGTAACCGGGCCAGTCAAGCCTGAGACGACAACTGTCGGCGTGTTCGTCACATTGGACGAAAGCGCCTTGAACCGGAACTTTTGCCCAGCAACATAGGCTGTGATGGCTGGCGACGGCGCAAGAGTCAGGGTGTCGGCAGAGCCTCCAGCCGTTCCGCACCATGTCGGAGTATCATCTTGGAGCTGGCCCATCGCCGGGTATTGGCTCCTGGCGGTGGCGTTCCCAACATTTGTATGATTATAGGCTGCCATCGGGAGGTTGGCAGTTGGTGACGTTTGCCCATCCCTGGAAATACTGGATGTAAGCGCCGTCGCTATGTCGGAAAAGTCCGAATTAACGTCACCCGCAATAATTGGGTTTCCATTAACAAAAGCTGCAACAGGGAGGTTGTAATTGCCATAACCGTCACGCGACATAATATCTATCTCCGAGAGGCGGCGCTGTCCGGCGCTGCACTTGTTACGTTATACTACATTCTAAATTATGTTAAAATGTACTTCTGGAAAAAAGGGCGGATTTGAATTATGATCATTGCATGATCAAGCTGATTATCATCACCGCCCATATCTTCCTGTTATGCGTCATGACTGTCTATTATGTATTCCTCAAATGGATGGGTTGGGAATTTTGCTTGGGTGGATTATGGGGTATCGCCCTTATCTGGATCACCACCAGGCTCCACTATGGCAGGTGGATTTAGCGCCTCTGCTGTCCACCAGATTCCGCTCCTATCCCAATCCCCAAAATCCTTGCCAAACCCTGCCGCTGCTGGTCAGTCATTCCCGCCGCCGTTGCTTTACTCCTAAGCGCCTGTACGACCCCGCTATTATCGCCCTGCGTAAATAGCATTGGGGAGGCCTGATCACCAACGGCAGACGGGGGTCTCTTGAGATACCTCACGATTGATTTAGCGGCGCTCACCGTCGCCCCCGGTATATTCCCCATAACAGCATGACCGATGGCGTTTAGCGGGTCGACTCCCATTTCATCCTGACCGCTCGTCCGGTAAGCAGTTCGGCTATTCCCGACGATCTGATTCCTGTTTTTTGCAAATTGCGCTTCACGCTCTACATCTTGAGTAAATGCAGCAAAAGATTCCTCATCTGGGAACACCGCCTGTAATTGCTGGCGGATACGGTCGTTACCAAATATGCGCCGGGTAGCGTCAGCCCCGTCCTGTGTGCGCGAGATTATTCCCTTAACTTTGTCGGCAACGCCAGCTTGGAAAAACTGCTTGTTTCCCTCGCCCATGCTATCCATGATTTTAGATAAAATGCGCGGATCAACATTGGTGAAGTCCCGGCCTTGAGACATCACATCCATAGCCTGAGATGGACCGGCCCACGCCTGCCGAGCTGCCTTATAATCGCCGTTCAGATTGTCCAATTCGGAAAGATAAGATTTCCGAACCTGATCTATCGCCCTGCCGCGCTGGTCAAATACCGTCTTTCCTGTTACCGTATCTCGGTACTGATCAAGCATGTTATCCAGCCCGCGCTTTACCGCGTCGAGGGTCCGCATGTTTGGTACTTTGCCAAAAGTTGGGTCTCCAGCCTCATTAAAGCTGGTTATTGCCGTGTCGGTTGGGTCAAAATGCTCACCATTGGCAAGAGCTTCGAGCCGTTGTATTTCCCGCCCCTGTCGATAGCCACTTTGGGCGATTGGGTCGTTTAAGAATTGCGTGAGCCTGTCGCTATGCACCGGCCCGCTATCAAACGCCTGCTGATATAAGGGGGATGCGTCCTTCGATCTTTGCGCCATGAGCTGGTCTGTTGCATTGACTGTATCTGTGGAAGAAAGGTTTTTATTAACGCTATCAGATAGGCGCTGCCCCTGCCCCTCCATCCGTTCTTGCATAACCCTAGCAGCTTCAACCCCTTTTCCGGGCGTATTGGCAACCAATTCAGCATAATTCGGGATAACGTCTGCGACTGTCGATTGAGGCCCAAGTCGCCGCAATTCAGACTGGAGGTCATCAATAGTCATGCCCCGGTCTTTTAATGCCTTCAAGATTTGCCGGGATGCCGCTGTTTCTGGCCAAAGACGATCTGAAATAGGCGAAACCGCCTTTTGAGTAAGCGATCCAAGTCCGCTTAATGCAGCGGGAACGACCGCCCCCAGAATTCCGCCAACAGTAGCGCCCTTCTCTGCTGCATTGATTCGGTTATCAATGCCGCCCTCGCCCTCGTTAAACCCAAAAACGCCACCTTGAGCCGCGCCAATGCCTGCGTTCGTTGCAGCATTCCCCCAGCTTCCCATAGATTCCACCAGGGGGAGGCCAGCGCCTTTAATAGCAGCGCCGCCAAGAAGCCCCGTTGCCAAGGCCCCACCGCCTTCGGCGGCAAGCGACGTAACCGGGTTTTCACGCTGGTATTGATCTCTCGCCCCGCGATAGGCAGTCAGCGCCTGATCGTAAGCCTTGCCAAATGGCAGTCCGCCCGTAATTATTTCTTTCGCCGCACTAACCCCGGCCTTTAGCTCATCGCCAAGGCCCTGCAAAACGCCTGTCCCGGCGCTGTCCATCGCGCCCCACGTCGCCCCGGCATTGGGCGTAAACCCCTTGCCCGCGACTGTCGGCGTAAACCCCTTGCCCGCGACTGTCGGCGTAAACCCCTTGCCCGCGACTGTCGGCGTAAAGCTCTTCTGGGCATAGGACACCACGTCATCATGGCTCGCATCATCGGGGGCCGTGATTTCATATATTTGACCATTTGGAGACGTGACGCGGTACTTAGCCATTATTGCACCCTCTGGATAGACCATCCGCCAGCCTGTCCGCTTGGCTTGGCGATCTGATATTTCTTCTGGAGCGTTGAAAGGGTTTTCTGTGCCTCCGGCGTCAACATATCAAGTTTTGCATCTGGCCCCATTGCGGATTGATATTGGTGCCTCAAGGCATCCATGCGGGATGAAAGCAATGACGTGACTTCGGATATTGCGCCAGCAAGCTGCTCAGGGCTGCTGGACGAACTTAGCTTTTTCTGCAATGCTTGGCGTTCAGCCTCGCCCCCAGAAGATCCGACGAAAGCCTTGTTGACCTCATCCATAGCCAAATCTTTGGATAGATTAAACCGGCTCACTGCGTCTGCGCCTGTTTGGCGTCCCGCGTAATTGGCGACGGCGTTCCATGCTGGTATGGGTCCATTATGAAGCGCATCAGATGCGTCAGATGCTTCGCCAAGATGGCTGATTGCCGTATTGGCGGCGCGGATGTTCTTTGCTGCATCTCCGCTGGTAAAGTTTTTTTCTTCTGCTTGCCTTGTGGCGAAAGCCGTTCCATCCAATGCAGGGTTTGCCTTCGTCGCCTTGTCAATGACACCACCCCAAAATTCAGGGTCTTTTGACAGGGCAAAGCTTGATGGAAACTGCATTTTTCCTTCTGCAAGCAGTTTGGCGAAGTTGTCGGAGTTATTGTTATTTGCGACGGAGGCGGCACTATCATATTGATGGTTTAGCGCAATGATACTTGCCTGATTCCCATAGCTCATATTCTGCAATTGCTTTTGACGATCAAACGCTTGGCTGTCCCCCTGCTGCTGCCAGTCGTGTTGCTGAGACGCATCCTGTTGATGCCAGTCATGTTGAGTGTTCGTATCGGCAAGCATGTCCCCGCGCTGGCGAGCATAAAGCTGGTCTTGCCGGTCATTTTTAGTGTTCGTATCGGCAAGCATGTCCCCGCGCTGG